CGAGCGCAAGGTGTGTTACATGGCGTTCGGGTACGACAAAATTTTAGAGACAAAGCCCGACCCATTGAAGCTATCAAACTTTTTCCCCGTCGCGCCGTTTTTCATGGCAAACCCCACCACCTCCCTTTATGCACCAACACCCGATTTTACGTTGTCACAGGATCTTTACAACGAGATTGATAAGTTGCAAGAGCGTATATCGATTATCACCGAAGCGGTAAAAGTGGTGGGGGTTTATAACTCCGCCGCCGCCGATGTTGGGAATATGTTTAAGCAGGGAATGGACAACGATTTAATACCCGTCGATAACTGGGCGCTGTTTGCTGAGAAGGGCGGGTTACAGGGAAACATTGAGTGGGTGCCGATCGCTGACGTGGTTAACGCGCTCGATAAGCTAATAAGCCTGCGCGATCAAAACATAGGGTTGCTGCAACAGATCACCGGCATGTCAGACATTATGCGCGGCAGTCTCGACAACCAGTATGAGGGCGTTGGACAATCTCAGATGAAGGCCAAATTCGGTAGTGTTCGAGTGCAGGCGCTACAGGATCAATTCGCGTTTTTTGCCTCAGACCTCATGCAGATAAAAGCTGAGATTATTTCCCGCCATTTTGACCCAAGCTCTATTGTTAAAATGTCGAACATGGAGCATAGCCCCGATCGTGAATTGTTAGGCCCAGCGGTTGAGCTAATTAAACAGCACGACAAAGCCAAACTAAGCATTAGCATTCGCCCTGAATCCGTGGCGATGGTGGACTATGCGCAGCTCAAACAAGAGCGTACCGACTTTATTAATTCACTGGCAGTCTTCTTACAATCCGCTACGCCGATGTTGGAAATGGAGCCATCCACCGCCCCATTCTTAATGCAGTTATTGCAGTGGGGGCTAGCAGGATTTAAAGGCGCTCAAGAGATTGAGGGTGTCATTGATAAAGCGATAGAGGCCGCAGAGGAAGCAGCGAAAGAGCCAGAGAAGCCCGATCCCGCCGACGCAGCAGCAGAGAAGCAAATGCAAATGCAGATGCAAATGCAGCAGCAAAAAGAGCAGGGAGAACTCGCCAAGATCCAAGCCAAGGCACAGGCAGACATGGGAATTCGCCAAGCCGATTTAGAGGCCGATATACAAACAGCCTTCCAGCAAGCAGAAGCCAAGAAGGTGGAAATAGAGGCGGACATGCACGCAACCCTGGCAGAGATACAGGCCAAGATGGAGGCAGACATTGCAGTCGAACAGGTGCAAGCGGCGGCGAATATCGCGCAAACACAAGCAGGCGCGGAGGCTGAAATCGGAAAAGCAGTTGCGACAACGGAAATTGAAGTCCAGAAAGAGGCGATCAAGTCAGGACTAAAAATCAATGAGATAGGCGCAAGCTCCGCAGCAAAAATCAAAGAGGCGAAAGCCAAACCCATAACCAAACCAAAAGGTGATGACGATGCCACATAGCAACTACGGAAGTATGCGAGACGATGTGAACACAGCCGTCAAGAAAGTTGAAAAGGCCGCAAAGCCAAAAGCTAAAAAGATGAGTTACAAAGGCAAAAAAACAGCCACAGGCTCAGGGGTGGCGGTTGGAGGTGGTACGTGACCGATGCATATAAAGATAACTTTGAAGCTATTTTCGGTAAAAATAAAAAAGTTGATCGTGGCTCGTGGGTATGGGACTCGGATAAAGAAAAGCTCGTGCCGCGTGCTGACTATGTTGTTCCGAATACTGGCGATAATTTTGCAGGGATGCTTAAGCCTCTTGATAGTTTTATTAGTCCTATTGACGGGAGTGTTATCTCTTGCCGCTCAACACTTAGGTCACATAATCGAGAGCATGGCGTCACCAACATTGCGGACTACGGAGAAGGATACTTCGAGCGACGTAGCAAAGAGCAGCACAACGAAACAATAGGCAATACCAGGCAGGCAAAACAAGAGCGTATCGAAACTATAAAAGCGGCGATGCGTAAATACGGTGAACTTTAAGGACCAATGAACATGGATACAATGCGCGAAGATCTTATGGCAGCAATGGAGGATGAACCCGAAAATGATACACCAGAGGCAGAAGCGGAGGTTGTCGATACGCCGAGTGCGGAAGCAGCACCGGAAGTGGACGACGCCCCCAAGGATGAAATCCCAGAAGGTGAGGCAGAGCCTATCGAGGAGCCGAAGCCTGACACTGAGGTGGTGGAAGGCGCAAAGCCAGCAGAAGCAGCCGCTCAAGAAAGTGTCAAAGCCCCTGTTGATTGGTCTCCCTCGCAACGTGAGTCCTGGTCTAAGGTTCCACGCGATATACAAGACAAAATCATCGCCCGCGAGAAGGATATGGCTGATGCGATCGCAGGTACAGGTGAAGCACGGCGGACACACGACCACTTTGCCAAACTTGCATCATCGTTTGCGCCGGTACTGGCAGCAGAGGGTATGTCTAATCCGCTCCAAGCTGTCGAAGGTTTATTCAATACGGTTAGTGAGCTTCGTATGGGAAGCCCGCAGCAAAAAGCCGTTAAAATGGCGTCTTTAATCAGTCATTATGGCGTTGATATACAGGCTTTAGACAGTGTTTTAGCCGGTCAAGCGCCGGAGCAGGGGTCCAATGCCCAGTTTGAGGATATGATCGATCAGCGTATGCAGCCGGTTAATCAGTTGATGGACCAATTAACCCAAATGCAGCAAACCCAGAATCAAAGCACAATGGATACCGCCACGGCCAGTGTAAACGACTTCGCCAAAAACGCTGAGTTTATGAATGATGTTCGACACGATATGGCAGACTTGGTGGATATGGCCGCAAAGCGGGGGCAGACAGTCACCCTACAACAGGCGTATGACAAGGCGTGTACACTGAATCCAGAGATTTGTACCATCTTGGATAAGCGAAAATCCGACGCAGCACTGTTAGGGGATCAAACCTCTATAGCCGCCAAGGAAGCCGCAGCAGGAGGGCTTAACGGTAAGCAGCTAGGCACAGGGGGCGGCGGAGCGGCAATGTCTCTTAGGGATCAGATTAACGAGGCATGGAACGACGCAGGTTAAGTATTTCGTTAGTTTTATTGACGATATTATGGGCTACGCCTAGACTGTTTGTAATATGACTTTTCTAGGTTAGGCCCAGCCACGGTAGCAGCCACTAATACCTCCCGAATGGTTATGTTGCTTTGCGAGTTTCCTTTTTTGGCGACTATGCATATCACATAATCCTATTCATTTTGGAGGTCACTCTCATGGCTTTTGCAAACAGTAATATCTCCGACATTCTGGCAACTACCATCGAGTCTCGTACTCGAAAAATTGCCGACAATGTCACGAATAATAACGCCCTACTTATGAAGCTTAAAAAGCAGGGACGTATCAAAACTTTTTCCGGTGGACACAAGATTTTGCAGGAGCTAAGTTTTGCTGAGAATTCAAATTCTGGCTGGTACTCAGGCTACGATCTTCTTCCAGTTGGCGTTAGTGACGTGATTTCTGCCTCAGAATATGATATCAAGCAGTGCGCTGTACCCGTTGTAATCAGTGGTCTAGAGCAATTGCAAAATTCTGGTCGTGAAAAAATGATCGATTTAATGGAGGCTCGGCTAGAAGTTGCGGAGTCAACAATGGCCAACTTAATCACTGGCGGATTGTACTCTGACGGCACCGCAGCCGGAGGCAAACAGATCGATGGTTTAGAGGCCGCTGTACCAGTAGACCCCACAGCCGCCCCTTATGGTGGAATCGATGGAAGTACTTTTACCTTCTGGCAGAATGCAGTCTCCGATCAAACAGCCGCAAACGGTCTCGACCCTACCAAGATCCAAGGATTTTGGAACGAGTTATGGGCCTCCCTTGTTCGTGGCCAAGATAGAATCGACCTAATTATGACGGATAATTTAGTGTGGAACGCCTACGTTGCATCTTTGCAAGCGCAACAACGGTTTACCAACACAATGTCTGCCGATGCGGGTTTCTCTACCTTGAAGTTTATGGACGCGGACGTTTGCCTTGATGGTGGTATTCATAACGGGTCTTCAGGTGCAGGAGCGCCAGCAGGAACGGCGTTTTTCCTTAACACCAATTATATCCACTTCCGTCCTCACGCAGACCGCAACATGGTCCCTCTAAGCCCCAACAGACGGTACTCTACCAATCAGGATGCCGAGGTCCAAATTATGGCATGGGCCGGTAATCTTACCACGTCTGGTAGAATGTTTCAAGGGCGTTATGACGCAGTAGGCTAAATAGTTTAACGGGGGGCTTCGGCCCTCCTTTTTACTCTTTCAGCCACTTAGGAGGACCGTTAATGGCGGCTTTAACAGTACCACAGCTAGAATTGCTTGAAGCACGGCGAAAAGCCAATAACGCCGCTGTACCTCCTTGCACAGTTCGACCCGATTTCCGCAGGAATGTATTTAACTAGAATACGCTAGGAGAAATAGCATGACAGACCCTACTTTTTATAAAGACGCAACCGCTGTTACAGCTAGAGCGCTTGAAGTCCCAAATGCAGATTTTCTAAATGGGATGAATGCGGGCGGAGCTTGTGCCCCTGGCCTCGGCATTAATATCGACGGTGGTGCTGTTGATCCTGAACACTTCTCATTGCTCGACCAACACGAGGCAATCCGAGTGCCACAAGATGGCCAACAAATCGGAGGGTTAGCTTTTGTTGACCGCACAGGCGGCGACGATAGCTCCGGTGGCGTATCAGGTGTAGGCGTTCAACCTATATTGACAGCTACCAACCAGACACAAGCAGCTAAAGACGCGGACTCCTCCCTTGATGGTGTGCCGGTGATAACAGGCGATGCTAACTTGCAGACACTATCCGCAGGTTGGGTAGACACGGCCATTTAATGAGTGCGCTATTGCAAGGCATATCCGCCCCTATCCGTTATACGGTTGGGGTGGCAGTACCGGACCACGTCCACAACGGTATTCCGTATGAAGCGGACGGGTCACTTGCGGTCGAAAATCTCGGAGCTATTGACCATTTTCACCAAGGACTACCATACACAACAACCGGACGGCTAACAGTGGCAGTGAACGGTGCAGTGCTTAGGATCGCGTCAGGTGGTGGGCCTTTTACCGCAGCAGGAAATTTAGTCATTGGGGCGGGTGCCGTTGAACATTACAGTCTCGGCGTGCCTTATACCGCGACAAACCAAATTGCGATGGTAGCCGCGTAACACGCAATCCACAGAGGGTAATAGCAGCCCTAGTTAACCACTAAAAAGTGAGAGCCAGAATGCAAACAGCAGACTTCAACTACCAGGATTTTAATTTATCAGCGCAGCAAAAACTTGACGAACAATTGATGGTTAAGTTTTTCTTTAAATCGCGTGAAGACAAAGCCGCTACGCAAGCGCAAGGACGGCCAATATTCAAAGAGCTTGAGTACATCGAAATTCGTGTACCAGGCAAGCGAGACGCTCAAGCGTGCCGCCGTGCAACAGACATGGATAAACAGCGCTTCCCTCGACACTATGAGGCGTTCAAAAACCGCACTCAAGAGCCTGAGACGGGTACACCTCTTGCAGAGTGGCCGCAGATCAATCGAAGCCAGGTAGAAATGCTAGCGTTTCTTAGCATCAAAACCGTGGAGCAATTAGCCGCCGCGTCCGATACCAATATAGGCTCTCAAATGGGCGGGTATGCATTAAAGCAGCGTGCCGCAGATTGGTTGGGCACTGCCGGAACAACACAGTTGATCGCGAGTAACGCCTCACTGAAAACACAAGTGAAGTCGCTTGAGGCGAAGGTCGAAATGTTGCTGCGACAATCAACCGAGATAGCGCCAGCGCCAATCGACCCCAAGGACATTGAGCCTGACGCAGCACAGCAAGAATTCCCGCTCACAGAGTTAGATGGTGCCGCAGAGGTGGAGGACGAAACCACCGAGCAGAAGCCACCTAAAGCCACCAAACGACGCAATCGAAAGTAAGGTGATGTATGGCGCTTACCACAACGATCACAGCAATAGAGATACTGAATAGAGCGGCTGCTGAAGTTGGTAAAGCGCCTATCAACGATCCCTACGCGTCCCAAGACCCAATATTTGTGCAAATGCAGTTTTTGCTAAATACGGCGGGCGAAGAGTTAATGCAGGCGTACCCTTGGGAGTTCTTGGTGCGTGAACACCAATTCTTCACAGAAGAGGGTGTGAGCGAGTACGACCTCCCCGCAGACTTTGGGTACATGCTCAACCAAACAGGTTGGGAGCAAAGCCAAAATATACCCCTAGGTGGTCCTCTATCTGCGCAGGATTGGACGTATCTTAAGGGCCGCAAATTAGCCCAAAACACCTTATATGCCTCGTTTCGACTTCGCGAAGGTAAAATCTTTATTTACCCCGATCCGCCCCCTGTTGGACTCGATATTACCTTTGAGTACATAACTATTAATTGGGCGCTTGGTGGCACACCGACTGAAACCCCCCAAGATAAGGTAATCCTTGGAAGTGATATCCCGCTGTATGACAAAACGCTGATTACGCGGTATGTAAAACTCAAATATTTAGAGTCAGCAGGCTTCGACACGACCAAGGCGCAAGATGATTTTGCGCAGTCGTTCTCGTTCTTAACAGGGTTCGACAAAGGTGCGCAGATAATAAGCGCAGGTCGCAATCATCGTTTATACCCTTATTTGAGCGTGTTAAACCTCCCAGATCAGGGGTTTGGTCTCTAATGGCTGTCCATGAGCTAAAGGCGGGCCAGATCACACGCCCCGCACCGCGAACCCTTAAAGCTGCGCGATTCCAAGCACCGCTGCAAGGTATGGATGCGCGTATTGCGTTAACAGAACCATCCCCTGAACACGCGGTTTATTGCTTCAACATAACCCCCTTTGAGTACGGTCTCGCTGTGCGCAAGGGGTATCGTGAACACCAGATTGGAGTGGATGATGGGGCTAGTGTCGGTATCCATACGCTCATCCCCTTTGATGGGATTGAGTCAACCGGCGCAGAGGACCGACTTTTTGCGGTCAATAATGAGGGGATATGGGACGTCACCGACGCAGGAGCCGCACCGATATTATCCCTCGCTTTCGCGGATCAACAGATTCTCGCAGGCTATGGCGTGTACACGCACTACACGGGCAACAATGAAGAGGACGTGCTGTTTTACGCGGATAGCATTAACGGGCTTTTCGAGTATGACGCGCCCGCTGATACCTGGGCCGAGGCATCAGGAATTAGTGGGCCGGTAGTAGGCAATATTAATTGGGTAGTGGCGCATAAACAGCGCTTGTGGATGATTGAAGAAAACAGCACCAAGGCATGGTATCTCGATGTAGGGTCCAATAGTGGAAACGCCACGGAGTTTTTCTTCGGCAGCAAATTTACCCACGGCGGAAACTTGGCGGGGCTGTTTGTGTGGTCCGTCGATACAGGTAATGGGCTTAATGACTTGTTGGTTGCGGTTAGCCGTGCCGGTGATGTACTCCCCTACAAAGGCGCGGACCCCTCAATCGCCCCTGGTACAGACCATGCTTGGGAAGTTATAGGCACATATTTTATCGGCAGAGTACCCATTGGTCCTTTCTTCGGGACTGATAGTGGTGGTGAGCTGTTTCTGCTTTCTGAGTACGGCCTAACGAGTATGAACGATCTACTTCAGGGCGTGGACTCTTCGGCGCTTCAAGCCAGAGGCACGGAAATGTCAACAGTGGCAGGGCCAATATCAGGACTGCTGCGCCGTCGTATGCAGAGGTCGATAGATCTCCACGGGTGGCAGATCAGACGCGCACCGAGTGCAGGGGGCATGGTGATTAACGCCCCTCCTATAGGGTCTGACCCGATCCTTCAGCTTTATTATAATTATTCCACACACGCATGGGGGCTATGGCGTGATGTTCCTATGACGGCGTTTGACTCATTTAATGGTGCGGTGGTGTTTGGTGATGAGGACAGTCGAGTGCTGCGAATGGACGTGACAGTTGATGAGCTTTTGTTGACGCCCCCCGCAGAAGGTATAAACGGACAGCCTATAGAGTTCTCGTTGTTAACCACATTCCACGGCCTTGATAACGACGTGATGTACAAACGCGTCAAGCTTATAAGACCGGATTTTATCTCACAGTCTCCGCCGACATTCACGGTTGTCGCACGATATGACTTCAACATATCGCAGACCTTGGATTCCTCAATACCACCAGCGGGCAATTTTGATGAATGGGACGTTGGCTCATGGGACGTAGGTGTGTGGGCGTCAGGAAGCGACGATCCATACAATAAATTGTCCGGTTCTTGGGGTTCTGGGCGTTACATCGCTATTGGGTTACGCGGCAGCGCCCGTGACACTACGCGATTAATTGGTTTCGATATCATGTACGACGTTGGTGGTCCTTTACTATGAAGATACATTTTAGAGCATTTGATGGCCCCAGCGATTGGGGTTGGGTGAACACGCAAATTCCTATTCTACGGGTAGAGGATACCTGCGGAATAATGGCGATCGATGCGGACACAAACGAAACGCTCGGCGCGTGCATTATGGACAATTGGACCACAAACAGTGTGCAAGCGCACTTCATGGCCACGACGCCAATGCTCTTAAAACACGGCTTTATAGAAGAGTGTTTCGACTACCTCTTTAACGAGCGCGAGTTGAAATACATTTATGGAATGGTGCCTGAAGATAATGTTCGCGCCCTCAAATTAAACAAGCATATGGGGTTTACCGAAAAGTTGCGGCTACCCGATGCATGGGCCGACGGCATTGATTATGTCGTTATGGAATTGAAAAAAGAGAATTGTAAATACTTGCCACAGTTAGCGGCAGCGTAGGAGTTTGTCATGGGTAAGAAATCTAAGCCAAAGTCAGCCGATGTAAAAGGCGCAGCAAAAACAGAGGGAGAATCCGCAGAGCGAATCGCTAGGGAGAAAACCTATGCAGACCGCCCCAATCAATATAATCCGTGGGGATCAGTTGAGTGGACCACGAGCCAAGGTCAAGGCGGCGGTGGAGGCGGTAGCGTGGGCGGAGGCAGTCCTACCACGGGCAGCAGCGGTGGGCGAGGGTGGATGAGTAGTATGTTTGGCAACCCTGCGGGTGTTAGTCGTTTAAGCGGTGGGCGGGGGTTAATGGGAGGTATTGCCAGCAGGATTAAGGGTTCATCTAAAGGTAGTAAGGATGATGCTTTTGGTGGTCAGGCTCCTACACGGTGGACACAGCGGCAGACGTTATCCCCCGAAGCCCAGCGGCTCTTTGACGCACAGACAGGGATAGCAGGCAGTCGAAACGAAATGGCGCAAGGCATGATGGGTCGCATAGGCCAAGAAATGGGATCGCCTTTAGATTGGGATCAGTTCGGAGAAGCACAAGGGTTGGAGTTCGACCCAACAGAGCTACGCGGGCGGGCTGAAGATGCGGCGTATGGTCGCTCTACATCGAGACTCGATCCACA